TCTTGTATACTGCAATAACGTCATCATCAGATGCTCCTGTCATGTCCATTTCATAGTCATCTTCTGACCCCATTTCATCGTAGTTCGTTTCACCACCTTCCATGTCATCCATTCCAGTTTCACCACCTTCGTAGTCATCTCCTAAATCATCGCCACCTTCTTCTTCTTCTCCTGATTCCTCAGCACCAAAGTCATCACCAGTTTCTTCACCAGCATCTTCTCCAGCATCCGCTAAATCTAAATCATCAGATTCTGTGTCGTCTACATCTTCCTCTTCATAGTCGTCTTCATTAATAGACTCCCTTACCAACTGGTCAATTTCTTCTTTTGCAACTGAACGAAGTATTTCTTTTGTGTTGGAATTTAGAGCTTCTTGGATTTTTGTAATATCCAATAGAGCTTCTTCGATTATCGACTTTTTATTTTCGGCCATTTCCTATTTTCTTTTTTTAGAAATTATTTTTGGGTATAATTACCCCTTGTGTTAAATAAATATGTACTATTTTTCAAAAAATCCTTTTTTAAATAAAAAAACTTGATAAAGAATAAAAAATATTTTTCTTATCCCAATAAGAATTTATCAAGTTTATCATTTAATAATGGTTTCTTTTTGATTTCTGATTCCATGAATGGTCTAGCTTCTTGAGGCTTTGCAAACATATATGCGCCTGGCGTACTAGGACTTGTAACGATATCCCAACAGATTAATTCGAAATCATCTTGTACAATATGTTTACCGTTTACATCTTTTAATGAACCAACACCTCTAGATGAAACACCAACTCTAATTCCTCTTCTAAGCATGTTTGCAATTCTATCCCCCTCACAAGAAATAATACCTTGACGAATAAAACCAGGAGACATTAATATTTCTATTTCCCCTACTAAGGTTTTACCTTCCCACCAAATTTTCTTAATTTCATGTGATACTCTATCGTTGGATATGATAGAAGACTCTGGATGGTCAGATTCACCAATTGCTGACCTAGTATTTATCAATTCTTGATATCTATCAGCTTCTCGTTTTAAAAGTGATTCTGGATAAATCCTACCATTTCTATTTTCAACACTATGTTTTTGTAAGACAACAAATAGCGTTAAAGGTTCAGCCATAATGATACCACCGTCTTCTAATTTTTTAACCTCATTAATGAATGGTTGATTTCTAATATCATTTGGTGCGATATACCCCGCATCACTCTCTATCATCAAACCAAAGCCAGCATTACCAGCTCGTAATAATTTTATTTCTGAATCTAATCTAGACATATGTATTGCTTTATCAATAAATATATCTGTATGAATAAAAAAACCCTCAGCGGTTATGCTGAGGGTTTTTTATTAGTTTTTCTTTTGATAAAAATTAAAATATTCGAAGTCGTCTAAACAGTTTACTGCTGATTCTATTATTTTAGTTAATACGTCTTGTGTTATTCCATCATTTATTGATTCTGATATTTCTTTTTGATAAATCGTTAATTCACAATTCATAAAGCTTCGTTTACCAAAAGTAATTCCTGACTCACGCATGTCTAAATCAACAATTGTTCGCTCAGTGAAAAACTTATCAGAATAATTGTTTTTTAAATAATTGTATGTGGATTGTTTCACACATTTTGATAACCTACTAATGACTCTATCATAATTAATATCTTCATCCTTCGTGGGCTCTCCCCAAGCTGATAGATTGATATAAATTGATTTAGCATTCTTGTTATCTACAGTCCCACAAACTATATTATAGTTGTTGGATAAATTCATCTTAATTTCTTTTCCTCGTTTAGTCATATGCCTGGCATTTAGTACACAACTATACTAATAAAAATTAAGAAAGTCAACTACCCATTAACCAAAAATCTTACCCCAAAATATAGCTAAAGTCATTAAAGCTTGTACCACAATCCAAATCATCATAGCCTGTGTTTTGAACGTTTTAAAACTTTCATGTTCTTTTATATGTGTTGATAATTGACTTGGGGACATTTGTTCCTCCATCTTAGCCTTCCAATCTTTAAGTTCCCTTAATTCAGATGTAGAAATAACTTCTTGGACTTTATCTTTCCACTCTTTAATATTGTCAACTGTATTTTCGATAGTTTTGACTTTTGCAAGCTGAATAGTTAAATCTTCAACCTTTTTATTAAATTCATCTTGCTTTCTTGATATTTCATCAAGGCGGTGTAGTATTAATTCAACATTCACGTTATCCATAATTTATAACCTTAGTTTATGTTATTCACTTAAATCTGATTTTAGTTCAATCAATTTACTAATATCGGCTATAAAACTTTCCGTAACGTACTCTAATCTAAGTAATCTATCTTTAGTCATTAATAGTTTCTCTTTAGTCTCGATTTCAGCCTCAACTAAATGTTTATCTACTAATTCAACACATTCTCTAGATAGGTTCTTAAATATCTCTTCTTTCCCATTCTCATCCGCTTCGATGATTGATTTTAAAACCCTTTTTTCATCTTCTGATAAATCAGAATATCTTTCGTTAAATTTATTAACAGTAATTTCAGATACTACACTATTTGGTAATACTGGTGTTTCAACTACTTCTTTAACTTCGTTTTCTTTAATGTAATCAACAACTGATGTTAATGATTCAACAATATAATCTACATTTTTGGCATTTCTATCTGTAAAGATTAATGTAGAAATATCTTCATGTAATTGCGCTAATTCATAATCATCGTTAACTGAACTATTTGTCAATTTACTCAATAATTTATTATTCGCTTCTAATATCTGCTCTTTTGAATACTTCTTTAAAACATCAATATTTGCTTTAACAAATTCTGTAGCTTTATGTTCATTAACTTCGACTTTACTCTCGATATTATCATAAACTAAAAACTGGGCTCTAAGGACCTCATTTGTCTTAATCGCTTGTACGTATTCTTTAAACAACTTCTTTTTGTTATCATCCTTTGTTACCATTGCTTCTACTAACAAAGAGTTAAACATATTTTTAATTTTACCAAAATTTTGCATAACTATAGGTTTTAATTATAAATATATTTATTAAAACGAAAATTGGGCTTATTCGCCCAATTTCTTATCTATTTCATTAATCATCGAATTAATATCTTCATTTATCTTTAAATTCCTATCAGTTATCTTAGTTTTTTCTTCAAAATCTTTTTGATTAGGTTTTATAGATTCAGTTAATTTATCGATATAATTACCTCTATACCTAATTTCTTTTAGTTTACGCTCAGCAACTAATCTTTGTTTTTGTTCAGTTAAAATTTTCTCAGCTCTAGCGATAGACTCTGCTTTTGGTTCAGCCCCAGCCTCAGCACCAATTTCCGCATTTGGTTCAGCCCCAGCTTCCGCATTTGGTTCGGCACCAGCTTCAGCTCCACCGAAATCAGCAGCACCACCTTCAGCTCCTAAATCACCCTCATCGCCAAAATCTAAATCTTCACCACCAATTGGTCCACCACCAGCGAATCCACCACCACCTCCAGCAGCTCCACCACCTTCAGCACCAGCTTCACCTTCAGCTCCACCACCACCTTTTCTAGCAATTTCAATATCACCATAAAGTTTATCGACTTTATCAAAGAATCCTGTATACTTAATCACGCTAGAAGTGTTATCCAATTCAGCAGCTGCTGCTTTCTCAATTCTTTGCTCAAGGATATCTTGTTTAATATCATCATCTGACCAACCTAATATCTCTCGTTTACCTCTAGTCATACTCATAATAGCAAACCCATTGCCAGCATCTGATACAGCATCTTTATAAGCTGTAAACTTCTGTTGCATGTGTTCAATTTTAAGCATCTCAGCTTGAGTTGATGGGTTGTTTAAAGTAATTGTGAAATTATCTAAATCTTCCTCAAATCCTAAAAGGTATAAGTGAATAATAGCAATTTTATTTAACTCTTGAATCATCGCTTGTTGAACCCTATTTACAGTTCTAGAGAATCTGATATCTTGTAAAGCTAAGTTTTTACCTTCACCTACAGCTTCTTCAAAACCTAAAAATGATTTAGGGACTCTCAATGCTGTAAATAATTTTCTTTGCAAATATTCGATATCAGCAATTTGGTCTAAGTTTTGTGCACCAGGTAATGTATCAATTGGATTCGGTGCGTTTTCATCCCTAACAGGGATAAAGATGTCTTGGTCATAACCTAATTGATTATATCTCAAATCTATTTGACCTGTTTTAGAATCAATCAATGGACTTCTCTTAAATCTGTTGGCGATTTCATTAACATAAGATGGGACATCTTCATTATCGATGTTACCAACAAATACTTTATACACACGTCTTTCTGGTGCCCTAGTTACACGATAAACCAACATCGC